CCACCAGTGTATTCGCCACCTGTTGTTCCTACAGGACGTAAACCAAAAGGAGCAGATGTGCTAGACATATGTCTACCTCCATTAAGTTGTACGGGTGCTTCGCTCTGGTCTCAGAACTGGCATCCGTGGATCATTGGTTTTCATGTAAGAATTATCAACGCTCTCGATTTGTCTTTTGGACTGCTCTTTGTGATATTCCTTACGGCTCTCTACAGTTTCGGTTGCGTTGCTACATAAAAGTAACCCTCCAACCTCTATATTTTCACCCCATTTTGAGTCGATATCTGTCATAACGTGCAACTCTGGGTGATCTTTGGCTTTGACAGGAGTCCATCCTTCACGAAATTTTGCAGATACATTAGGAGTATCAGATTGACCCATGACTGCTGTTCTTATCCAACGGAATTCAACGCCTTCCCTTGGAGTAGGAGTTGGCAAAAGTGTGGGTCTTTCCCACTTCTTTGTGCGAGTCTGCGTTTCACGATTTTGCGTGTCTCTGGGTTCTCTATCAGCCATTTGATTGTTCCTTCATTAATTGCGCTGCGTATTGCTCTGGACTGAGACCAAGTCGCTTTGCGAGGGCTACTTGGGTTCTTGTTAGACGCACTGTGCGTGATTTTTTTCCGCTACGTTCAACGGGGGCTACCACGGTTCCATTTTGTAACTGAGGTGCTTCTTGCTCAGTCTCAAACTTTTCGGGAAACACTTTACGCATTTCCTCATCTATTCCTTTATAATACTCTTCGCTGTCTGGCACAATACCTTTTCTTTTTAATTCTTCATGTAGACCTAGAGCATAGCCAGTCATTCTCATATCTTTATCAAACCAATCATTCTCTTTTTGCCAGTCTATTCCTCTCTGGGATAGCTTTGGTGGTGGTGGCTGAACTGGTTTTTGCTGTGGTGTTTCGAGTTGTGGCTGTGGTTTGTATTCGTCTACCCTAAATTTTTCATTGTGCAGTTTAGATAAAGCCTCTTGAGCTTCTACTAATTTATCTGGGTCTCCACTTTCATAAGCCTCTTTGTAGTCTTTTTTTGCTCTCTCAAGCTCTGCCCCCACTCTGCCTTTGGCTTGATCTATGAGCATATTCTCGCCTTCGGCTAAAGTCTTTCTTAGATGCTCGTTATCTTTTTTCAAAGTTTCTGCAAATTTTACAGCTTCTTCTCTTAACCTTGCAGCTTCTTCTTTTGCTCTTCTTTCTTCATGAAACTCATACTTTAGCTGAGATATTCTTTTCTGAACATTTTGACTGTAATTTTTTGCTTCACCGTCATCAGAATCTTCAACTTCTTTCGCTTCAGGGGTTACTTCATCTTTTCTTTTAGCTACACGATCTTCTTCTGGAGTATCGTCAACTATCTCAACCTCAAAGTCTGCTGTGTCCACAACTTCATTGCTTTGTTCGATGTTATCTTCTAATTTTTCTGCTGTATCGTTCATATTCTCTTATATCCTCTTGGGTCATCGACAACGGCTTCAACCGTGTCATCGTTAATTAATCTAAATTCCTGTGTGTGTATTTTGAAGCGAGTGCCTGAATATGATCTAAAGATCACAAAATCACCAACTTTACAGTACGGACCGTTAGGAAACTTATCTGTGTCCTTGTAAGCGTCAGGACCCATGCTAACCACAAAGCCTATAATAGATGCAATACCTTCAGCATCTCTTATTTGGTCAGGCATATACAGACCGCCTTCTGTTTTCTCGTTTACTTCTACTGGGGATATTAGGAGTTTGTAGCCCTTTGGTTCGGGCATTTTGGAAGCGACCTTTGGGTCCTCTTCCTTTTTTACAGCTTGATACATTTTTACCTCATGCAGTGATTAAGGATCACAGTTCCTTGCGTTAAAAACGAAAAGTTACATATAACTTTTTTTAATCATTAATGTATCTCTTTTCGATGTCAAGTATATCTTCATGTATTTTGTTTAGACATCTGTACTCACCAACCATGCCTGCATATTCCTCCATAGACTTTGCACCACCTGATGTTAGGTGATTTTTAATGTCTTCTTTGTAATCTAGGATTTTTTTTAGGATTGGTGAATAAATGCTTTCACTGCTCATCTACAAACTCTCTGGCTAGATCAAGACCTCTTTCAACACCTGCTTTTTGGTCTTGTCTTTTACTCTTAGACTCTTCTGTTACAGCCTTAACTGCAACTTTAGCGACCTCTATTTCTTGATCTTTTTCTTTTGATTTCGTTTCTACTTGAAGCTTTGCCAAGTCCATTTCCTTTTTGTGCTTAAACTCTTCTTCTTTCAGAGCCATCTCTCTTTGCTGCATTATTGTTAATGGGTCTTGCTGTTTAGCTGCTGCTTCCTGCTGTGCAATCTCTGCCTGGCTTTGCGTTAGAACTTTAGATGAAGCTTCTGCTTCTACCCTAGAAAGCTCTGTTTCCACGCCCTCTGGCAATGGCTCCTCTTCATCTGGGATTGGAACTCCTAACTGCTTTTCTATCTCTTTCTTATATTGGAAAGCAACGTGTTCGGTTATGTGTGCAGCCATAGCGTTTTGTATCGCTGCTGCAAAAGGCGATTGACCTATAATCTGTTGTATCTTTGGGTCTTCTGCTGCTGCCTTATGTACCGCTATATGTGCTTCATGGTCTTGATATTTAAAAGCCTTTACGGGCTCTTGCTTCATTATAGCCATGTTTTCTATCACAGGGTCTTTTGGTTTAATGTCCTCTGGTAATTTAATTATGCTATCTGCATCCTGTATACCTAGAACTTCTAGCATTTGTTTATGCAATTTTCCCATATCATAAAGCTGTGGGGCTTGTTGTGCTAGTTGCAGAGCAGATTGATATTGCGTTACTCTTTGAGCCATTGTGGAGGCATTTGGGTCCGATACAGGTATTACGTCTACCCTGCCATCAAAGTCTCGTGTTCTTGAGAACTCCCCTTCTGTTTCATACTCATATGATCCTGGCATATAGTCATGTATGCACTTTGATAGTATTCTTAATTCCTTCTTCAGCGCTGCATGAAGCCTTGACTGGACCCCAGACATGACTTTCATTGATCTCTCAAGTAAAGCTAAAGTTGTACCCACTGGGGCGTTGGGGTTCATGTTACCTATCTGAACATCAGCTATAGAGCCAATTTTTCTTCCCTCATCCACTATGTTTCCTAAAAGCTGATACAATACAGATGAAGGTTCTTTGTAGGGTATAAACGTTATAGAGTCTCGTATTGCACCACCAGGAACATCTACATCCCTAAACTCGCCAGGCATCAAAGGCGAATCATCTCCTTTTATTCTTAACCCTCTGGCTTTTAATCCAGCAGGTAAGTTAGATAATGTTCCAGCATCTATTAGCTGCCTTAAAATTGATGTGGCTGATTTAGCAAGACCGCCTATCAAATGTATAAGACCTGTTCCATAAAAACCCAGACTAGGCAAATACCTGTAATGTATGAAGTGAGGTCTCTTCATTTTCTTTTCATCATTCTCATACCAATTTTTTCTGATAGATAATATGGTTCTTGATGATTTTTCTATTGTCACAATATACGGTCTAGCCAATCCATCTTTGTCCTGATAGGGCTCTGGCATATCAAGATCAACGTGCATCTCTAAAATTGTATGCCTGTCATCATCATCATATACCGCTTCACTGCCTTCCATTTCGTCATACTTATCCTGTATGTCTGATTCGTCTTGGCTAGGCTCTGGCAAATCTACATCCTTGTAAAAACCATTTACCATAAGTTCTTTAACTTGGTTTTCTGTTTTCTTCATCACATGGGTGTAACGTGAACAGGACATAAGGTCTGATGCCCCATATGAAACAACAAAGTCTTCAGCAGGAACGAACATTGAGCAGGGTCTTTCCATGATGGGATCATAGTAAACCTTTTTGAAAGCAGAGCCCGCTAAAGGCAATCGGAAAAGCATTTGCTCCATTTCATCACGATACTCTGTCATGCTCTCTGTGAGCATATAGTTCATCTCATGCTCTACACGCTTTGCCTGTGCATTCTTTTCTTTTGTTTGTTTTCCTACAATTTTAGTCCTTACTGGACCTGACGCAGGGAATATTTCTCCCATAGCTTGAGCCTGAAAGCGAACCACAGCCTCTGATAGAAGAGGGTGAAAAACTCCAGACGCTCCCTCCCAAGGTTGTGTTCTTTCTTCTATCTTCATGCCTAAAAGGTCCAGACCCTTTACATAAGACCTAGACCATTCTTTCCTAGATGTCCTGTCTGATTCGAAGTCCTCCACTAAATTAGCAGCCATTTCATTTAGGTCTTCATCATCTATAAACTCTGCTAGATTAGAATTGTGGTCGGGACCAATCATTTGTTCGGTCACACTGCCCTCAAAGTCAACTATCACACCACCGTCATCTGTATCTATAGCAACAGCATCTGGGTTTACTATTTCAACTTTAAGTTCGGACTCCTCTGGGTTTCCCTCAACGTCAACCTCAAAAGGCTCTAGATTTTTATCTACTGCCATTACGATATTTTATATCCAGATAGACTAGCTGAACCCGATCTAGCAATACCACCACCTCTCATTGCGGTCTTGCTTTTTCTGGACTTTCTCTCTCCCTTTACATAAGGATTACCAGAAAATTCACGATTATATTCTTCATCACGTTTTCTTTGCTTTCTAATAAAATCGTCTGACTTCTCTCCATATCCTCCAGGTCTAGCAAACATCATTCTTTCATAAAGACCTGTGTCTTTGTTAAATACTTGACTTGACGGAGTTGTATAGAATTTTCTAATATTTTCTAGCTTTTCATTTAGCCTTTTCATTCTATCGTCAATACTTTCGAATTTAAGTTCTTTTTTATTTTTTTTCTTGCTAGATTTTTCTGTCATTTATCTAATCCTAAAGTTAGTGCCTCTAGTGGCTAGACCTCCACCTCTCATCTTCATGACCTTGCCGCCACTCTTCATGCCTTTTTTCTTCATAGCACCTCCGACAGCATATCCCTTCTTCTTCATGACTCCGCCACCAGCCATCATCTTTTTCTTCATGCCAGCAACGCCTCCACCACGCATCATTTGCTTTTTCATTGTGGTTCTTCCGCCTGCTGCCATTCCTTTTTTCTTCATTACTCCACCACCTCTGGCAGCCATCTTTTTCTTCATCGCCATTTTACCACCGCCAGCGTAGCTTTTCTTTTTCATCTTACCACCGCCTGCATAACCTTTTTTCTTCATAACGCCACCTCCAGCTTTTTTAATCTTAAATTTTTCTGCTTCTTTTTTTGTAACCTTTTTTGGAGCATACTTGTTAGCATACTCTCTTAAAGATAAACCAGTTCTATCTAAATCAGCTTTAGTTACAGCTAACTTTTTTACACCTTTCTTATCAAAAAAGTACATTTGACCTTTTCTTTTGGCTTCAGCTATTGATCTAGGCTTACCTGCTAAAGGGTCTGTTTCTTTCTTAGGTGGTTTAGTGTCTGCCGAAGCAGTTTTTCCACTTTGTGTTTTGGGAATATTTTGTTTTGGCTCTGTTCTAACTTTAGAACCAGGAGAAGCATCTTTACTAGCCCCTAAAGCTTTGTTTATTTTTGTTATACCTGACGGTGTTGCTTGCTCTCTCCCAGCAGAGCCTGGAGATACATTTTTAGGTGTTAAAGCTTTGTTTATTTTTGTAGGACCTTTTTCTTTAGCTCTTTCCCTACTTTCCTGTAACCTTTTTCGTCTTTCTGCTGTTCCTACCATGACTGCTCCTTAGTAATATGATACGGGTCTTCTATATTTAGGCTCGTCATCCCAATCATCTCTCTCAGCACGAACCCATCCACCTTGCCGAAATCTTAACAGCGCCTGCGTAGTGCTGTCAACCAAATCGTCATGCTCTCCTGAAGGGAATGATGCACATTCTTCTATAACCTCATCAGCCCAACGAGAGGAATAATACCACACACTACCACTAGAGAAAAGGTCTGTTACAGCGTTTACCCTAGCAATTTTATCGTTACCCCTCGTGGGGGTGAACTCTGTTACAGGTATTCCCATAGCACGAAGCTCAAAAACTAATGGCGCACCAGACGCTTTTGCTTCAACAATCATCTGATCGGGCTCAAACTCCCAGTATTTATCGTATGCAGCTCTTTTTAATTCTGGAAATTCTAGCTTTTCCTTAAAAGCATCTAGTAAAATTAGGTGTGGTCTGTTCTGATCTACATCTTTATGGTGATAGAACACCCCCCAGGTGGTGCAGGCACTATAGTCACTACGTTCTGTCTTTAAAAATGCTGTATCCCAGGACTGAATGATACATTCACAGGGTGGAAGCTCGTTTTCTGTCCATTCTTGCCACCATTCGCGCTTAATTAATGCTCCTTCTTCCGATGTGGGGTCTTGTTGGTACTGTGCATTCCATTTTGATACAGGTAATTCTGCTTTTAGGCTGTTTAATTCGTCTAAAGACCAGAATTCTTGCCACAAAGGGTCGCCTGAAGGCATAATTGCAGGTAATTGTATGAGTTCCCAGTCATCTGCACCCTCTCTTTCCTGCATAACCTTCAATAATTGACCTGTTAAGTCTCTTTTTGACCATCTGGTCATCACAAGTATGATAGCTCCTCCAGGCTGTAGACGCTGTCTTGGACCTGATGTGTACCATTCGTATACTTTGTCGTATACATCGGGGTTGTACTGCCCTAATTGAGCCTCCTGTTCCGAATGTGGGTCATCTATTATGAGAATATCCGCACCTTTACCAGTAACAGCACCACCAACACCTATCGCAAAGTAGTCACCACTCTTGTTTGTGTTCCATCTACCTGCTGCTTTACTGTCTGTGGATAGCTCTATGCCCTTAAAAACCTTTTGATAGTCCTCTGACTGTATAAGGTTACGCACCTTTCTACCAAAACCCACTGCCAACTCAGCAGTGTGGGCTGTCTGGATCACCTTTTTATCTGGGTACTGCCCCAAGAACCATGCAGGAAACAAGTATGATGCAAATTCTGACTTGGTATGACGGGGTGGCATATTGATTATCAGTCTTTTTAGCTCACCACGAGCAACTCTTTCAAAAGAATCAGCCATTATGTCATGGTGGGGTCCTCCAACGAATGCAGACCACATCATTTTTACAAAAGGAAGAAATTGTTTTTTAGCTTCTTCTTTTTTTTTGGCTGTCTCATATTGTTCCAGTAGCTTTAGTACATCCCTTTGCTGCTCCAGGGGAAGTAAACTAAGCTTGCTTTTTATGTCCTTGATAGCAAGGGTCATTGTTTCTTTCTGTTTCTCTTGGCTGATATAACTCTAAGGTTTGTGCGTTTATTGTTTCTGGGATTGCCATCACGATGATCTATGTGTTTCTTGTCGCCTTTTTTAACTACACCCTTTTTTATAGCTGCTCTTCTGTTTTTATTTCGTAAAGCACGTTCCTGCTTCATCTTTTTAGATGCGTGATATTTTCTGTACTGACTCATTTTAAATTTTTGAGCATATTAACAACGCCCCCTTGATTATACATTGGTCTTGGTTTTTCTCTAAAAGGATTTAAACCTGCTAATTTTTCAAGAAATGATTTTTCTCTTGTATCTTTCAATGGCTCCTCTGTTCTGGCATAGTTTCTTTCTTTTAGTTCATCTAAAGCCATGCCTTCAAATCTATCTAAAGCCTCACCTGCTGACTCTTGACGCTTATACATACCCTTCTGAAAAAGAGAAAAAGGAGATTCGTTTGCACTGTAACCGCTTGATCTAAAGCTTCCTAAGAGGGGTTTTTCCGATCTATCCTCTCCTCTTTTTAAGGGCAATCCTATAGACATTGCAGCTTTATCAAAAGCATCTTCATCTTCACCAGTTCTCTTTCTTTGATACTTTTCTAAAAAATCTATAATTGCTTCTTCGTTTTTAACATCAGTAGAAATTCTTGGGTCTCCAAGCTCTCTCCCAATGTAACCTTGTGGAACATCATATCCCTGTTTTCTTAATACATTCATTCCGTAATGAAACAGCTCATGGGCAATGGTGGGTATAGAACCTTGAACGAGATTTGCTGCTTTAACCTGCTCTTTAGTTGGGTTTGGGTCTAAGAAGTCTAGTACATCTGTTACGTTATATTTTATTTCATCTGTTATAGGGTTAAAGGTTCCTCTTGACGTTGTTCCATAAAACTTTTCACCTTTCTGCAATGCTCTGATAAATTTACTTATGCCACCTCGTTTGTTTATGTCTTGTAGGGCAAGTAGTGCCACTGGGCTGTCTTTCACATAATCTTGTATGGCTGCCTCAAACTCCAGGTCACCAAAAGCAACATTAGCTTTTTCAATGTCTTCATTCTTCCTGAAAGGACTGGGTGGGGGAAATTTTGCAGTCTTTAATGCGCCTGATTTTCTTTTCGCCATTTTTTTCTTTACAACCCTTCCCTATACGGTATACCTAGTATAATAGGTATACCATTTATAGATATACCTCTTACAAAACACTATAGGTATACCATATATGGAACTCGATATATCAACTCTGTGGAATATCATAATAACTATAGTTATAGCACCTATAGCGTGGTATATCAAATCACAAAGTGATGAACTCAAAAGAGTTCAGATACTTCTTAATAAAACACGAGAACAATACGTTCACAAGAACGACCATAAAGATGACGTTGACAGGGTAGTCGAACATCTAGTGAGGTTGGAACAGAAGCTAGATAGCTTATTAGCCCAAAAATAAGCGTCACTCAGTGGGCAGTGAACCCAAATATAACACAAAGTACCACCAAACCATTAAACCCTCTGTATCGCCTTCTATAAGCCTCTCCATTATATAAGAGAATAAGACACTAAAGATAACCCATTCATTGACTTTGAACCGTTTTAGTAAATCCATATCATTTTATGTGCAGATTACTATATACTGTCGTGCCTAGCATACGGCTTGTCATCGGTGGGGTGGGGTTAGGTGGGGTCATTTCCAAGGATCAAGTTTAACTTCTTTTCTAGTTCTTGTTTTATTTCTTCTGGTTCTCTGGAATCTTCTACAGAAACAGACGTATTAAACAATTGAGTTTCCTTTAACTTCCCTAATAACTCTAGGGCTCTAACTCTACTTGTTGGACTACCATTCTCAAAATCAGATGCTTCTTCTTCTAGGCGTGTAATTATTCTATCTGATCGACCCAGCGCAATCGTGCGATTTCTTTCCTCTATTTGTCTCTTTCTCTCTTCATAAATTGGGGTAATGTTGGGGTTATGAAATAATGAGTGCGCAGAATGTCTAATTGTGGAATCGCTACTATTACTTGTCTCGTATGCTAATTTATATGCGTCTGTGTAAGTATGTTCTTTATCTACTCCTATTCCCAATATAGCATCTATAAATTTAGACTGCTTAGCAGTCAGTCGAGCCGTTTTTTTCCTCTTCCCTTTTACTAGTGTTAGCTTTGGTTTTTTCATCTTTAGACCCTCTTAAAAGTTACCATGTAACTTTATATTCAAAACCCTTTTATAGTCAATAAATAGGCAAAAAAAGCGGCATATAACGTCTAAAAACCCTTTTTCTTTTTTCCCGTCAGACCGTTATATTTGGCTATACAGAGCCATTAAAAAAACATGACTCAAGCATTATGGAAACTTAAACCCTATTCACTGCTAAACCTAGAGCCATACAGAGGATTTTTTTTTCTAAAATTTTCATAATCTAAATAAAAAAAGTCAATAAAATCAATGACTTAGCATTTTAAATAGCAAAAACACTAGAAAAAAAACGTAATAAAAACAATGACTTAGAAAAGTTACATATTAACTTTTTTAGTATGAAATTGGCTAATTTTGATATTTTAAATGGGTCTTTGAAAACCAACTTGTTATCAATGACTTACCTATGTTTTTATACTAATTTGACATATTTGACCAAACTGCTATCTTTGGGAAGATTTTGAAATTTTAAAAAATGATTCGTTTTAGAAAGGAGTTTTATAACCAGAGTATTTAGCAGGCATATAATGGGTCTAATCGCAGTATTGCAGGGTTACATAATCTTATAACAAGTCGGACTGATTTATTCCCTATCTCTCATTAGGATAGGTACACCGTAACAACTCAATTAACCAATAAAGGTTCTTTGCATTATAAGATTTAACGAACTGATTAGAGTACTACCCCCCATTTCAAAAAAGTAGGTAGCCATAGGATAGAAACGATATTGAGCCTTATTACTTCTATCTGTTTAAACACTCTCAATCTATTACCTATTAGGGGGGTTCATTCCCCCCTATTAATTTTAGGTAGGTAGCAGGCGAGTCTTGTTACCTATCTAGCATTAATAAAATGGAGTGAGATAAATGAAACTAATTAAGATACCAAAAAGATTTTATGATGATCACAATGAAAGAGACTTAGAAAGTCCTCTTATAGTGAAAGAGAATACAAAAAATTATTGGATAAATTCTGAAGATGAACACCTAGAGGAATTACATTCAGATGCTTATTATTATTCTATTCCTTATGTAGATACGCACCCTAGCCATTATCTTTGGGGTGTAGTTGTATCTGCTAGAGCAACCTTAAAAGCAATAGAAAAAGCAGTACCAATTTTAGGTAAACCAAAAGGAATAATGTTTGCAGATGAAGTACAACCTATAAATGTTACCCCTAGGACTTGGACTCAAGTCGAGAACCTTTTGAAAGATGTTCGTAAATCTAAATCAAAGTAGCAAACTAACCCCCTATCTTTTGGGGGTTAGATTCCTGCTTTGCAGGGTCATTTATCAGATAATAGAGGAGTGAAAATAATGACTAAATCAAAAACAAAAAAGACTAAAAAAGTACAACTAGGTAAAGAGTATTTAGCAGATGATGTAGCAACTAGATTAGGTTCTATTAATTCAAGTATTACAAATATGCGTGAAGATAATAAAAACAATTCTAATGCTATTAATGCAGGGAACATTGATATTTATTGTGAACTAATATCTGCTTATGCTTCTTACCCTGCTGACAAAATATCTACTAGAGATATGAATACTTTTAAAAAGCAGTTATCAGATGTTGGTTTTTCAGATGCTTCTAACAAGAAGAAAAGGGAAAAGACTCAATGGGTTCATAAATGGTTTAAGACTAACGAACCCTTACCCTCTTCTAATTGCACTGCGGAATTAGTTAGAGATAAATTAACTGCTATGGGTATTACTTCAGAAGCTAAACTTGTTAAAGAGTTTAACCCTAACAAAGAAGAGGAACTAGATAAGTTAGATACTTTAGTTGCTAAGATTGTTGGTAAACCAAAGAAAGACGGTTCTGGTTACAAAGAGGGTTTAAATGAAGAAGAGTTGGAAGATTTTCAAAGACGTTTAGAGTCTGCTCTTGTAGCTAGAGAAAAGTTTTTAAGTGATCTTAAAGAGACTATTGAAGTCTATGAAGATGAACTAGAGACTCAAGAAAAAGTAGCAGAAGTTTCTGACCAATTGGGAAAGCTTGCAGATAACTATCAACAAGCAGATTTAGACAATAACCCTATGTAAGTTGTTATCTAATAGGGGGTTTTGATTAACCCCCTAAGAGATACCAATTTTAGGTATCATATTCATAAAACATAAAGGAGTGAAAAATGAATATAACAGAGTGTAAAAAAGCTTTAATAGCAACCTTAAATCACAATGAGTCGCTTTCTAAAGGCGATACAGATGCTACTAGGATAGTTCCCTATATTGTAGGTATGCAAGGACTAGGAAAGACTGCATCTGGCTATCAAGCCTGCTTAGAAACAAAGAGGGGGTTCTTCTCTTTGGTTGTTGCACAAGTAGACCCAACTGAATTGGGGGGTCAAAGAATACCTTCACAAGATAGAAAGTCTGTTCATGTTGCAACACCAGATTGGAAAGTTGCTATTGATAAGCAGGTAGCCAATGGGTTTAAAACTGGTGTATTGTTCCTAGATGAATTACCACAAGCACCTACAGCAGTTCTTAATGTTTGTAGGCAGTTGGTAAATGAAAGAAGAGTTGGGGAACATCATCTTCCAGACGGTTGGTCAGTAGTTTGTGCAGGCAATAGGTTACAAGATAAAGCAGGGGTAAATAGACTCCCTAGTCATTTAAAAGATTGTCTAACCTATTTCAACATTGAGCCTAACAGAGAAGCAACTTGTAACTATATGGCTACTAAAAAATGTGACTTCAAAGTTATTGCATATCTTAGAGCCAGAGAGCAGTTTTATTGTGTAAACGACCCCTCACAAGACTCTAACCCTACCCCTAGAAGTTGGGAAAGAGTAGCCAATATATTAAAGTTTAATTTTTCTGACTTGTTTTCTAGTTCAGATATTCCCCACATAATAAGGGAGTTAATATCTGGTCAAGTTGGAGAGCCTGCCATGAAAGATTTTACTGCTTTCTTAAAAATAATTAAGAATGTTCCAGAGTTTATGAATCTGGATAACTTAATTCAAAACCCAACGACTGCAAAGATACCAGAGCAACCAGACGTTTTATATGCTTTGATCGGTGCAGTAGCAGGAAAAGCTAACAATAGTAATATGAAAAATATTATTACCTATATAGATCGTATTCCCCAAAAGGAATATGCAGGCATTGCCATTATGGATATTGTTAGACAAAACAAGGAAATGAAGAAGAACAAAGATTTATTAAGTTGGTTAAGAAACTCTAATAAAGACGGTTCACAAAATATGGACTTGTTTGTTTAAATACTTTGGGGGGGTCATACCCCCCCATTATTTTGCTTAGTATACAAAAAGTTACTATGTAACTTTTTTTGTGTACCAAACAAGATAATAAATCTTGTGACAATCTAATAATTAAAGGAGTGAAAAAATGGACTTATTAGATGAAGTATCAAAAGAAGATGTTGATTTTGCTTTGGCTAGAGCCAAAACATATCTCAACAAAGAGTTTCCCTTTTATGGGTCTATCTTAATGAGTGTTAAAGTTATTGAAGATAATGAAAGAGTTTCAACTATGGCTACTGATGGAACTAGCATCATCTGGAATAGGGAATTTGTGCAGAAGATAAACGCACAAGAATTAGCAGGGGTATTTGTTCATGAAGTTTTACACATACTTTTTAAGCACCCATTGAGAATGAAGAACAGAGATCACAAGAAATGGAACTATGCTTGCGATTATGTAATTAACCCTATTGTACTAGATGCAGT